GATGTTCAAAGACCCTATTGCGCCTGCCGCACGCGCTGCGTTTGACATGCCGGCGGCGGTACCAGACGCCACCCAGCTAGGCATGCTGCTGGCGAACTGCGCGCTGGTCATCTCAGGGCCGTACTTCAGGTAGTTTAGCGCGTTGCTGGGGGCGTTGGCGATTGAAGAACCGATACTGCGCGCGTAGTTGGCCCAACCGCCGGCAGCGTTCACGCCGGATTGAATGCTGGCACCACCCATGCCGCCGAGATAGCCACTGCCTGCGCTTAGCAGGATGTCGCCAAAATCGCCGCCTTCGCCTGCTGTGCGACCGCCGGCATACACTGCCGACAGCGCGGGGTTGATGAACCCAAGGCCGGCGATGATGATGGGGTCCAAGATCGTCATGATGTCGAAGTCACGCGGCGCTAGGGCGTTCTGCGCCTGATAGTTCCGCGCCGTCATGTCAAACAGCTTATGCACCGGCACGCCGGGGTTCTGCGCCATCAGCGTCTGCAAGCCCGGCTGCCGCGCGTCGTCGCGGCCATACTCGGCTTCGCTGAACGCCCGGTTGTAGCCCGGCTGGCCTTTGCGGTTGTTCGGGTTCGCGCTGTACCGCTTCAACCAGGCAATCGTGTCCTGCTCAACTGTCGGTGAGTTGGGGTCGATCCCGCGGGCGTACAGCCCTGCGCCGTCGGACGTGGCGAACCGCTTCACATCTTCATCGTGCTTGAACCCACCCGACATGCCAAAGCGGACCTTCACGCCGTTGAAGACGCGGACATCCCCCTTCTTTGGCCGGCGGTAGACGCTCATGACGGTTTGTTACCCTCGGCTAGCCAGCGCAGGTATTCCTGCCAATCGCGGTTGTCAGAATCATTCGGGATGAACGCGCCGTCCGACCGCAACACACCATTCTCGCGTTTCTGATACGTCATAGCTCTGCATCCGCTGTGTGCGTCCAAGTGTAATAGCTGCCCGCCGTCAGCGATACGCTGCCTTCCAAATATGCGTACCCGCCGACATACGTCGCGACTGGCGCATAGGTAGTACCGATGGCAACGCCGGCCGCGTTGTACGCCGCGACGGCGCCGGCGGTAGTCGTGGTGCCGGCGTAAATCGTGACAGTAGGCGCGGTTCGCATGGGCACGGGGAATAGAAACCCGGCGTTAACGCGAGAGGTTGTAATCGCAGCGTTCGTCAAATACTGCCGGCTGGGCGAATTGGCAGTCGTTGATTGATAGTACCGCTGGCACAACTGCGTTTCGGTGGTGATCGAACGGTTCTCAAACGTCGGAACGGTAGCGCCGGGGAACAACTGCACGCCGGTCAGCAGGAACGTGTTGGCGACGGCGTCGCCGAGATTGACCTGCGCGCTGGTGCCCAAAAAGATGCCCGCGTTCCACGCGCCGGCGGTGGATTGGTAGGTTACGCCAGCCATCAATGCCCAAGACAAGAAAAGACCAATGCCGTTGGTGATGTTCCACGTTATGGTGTTGGGCAAACCGTTGGTGATGGTGACGGTCTTGTATTCCCAAGCGTTGGCAGCGTTCACGGTGTACGTCGCGATGTAGGTGTGCGTGACCGGGTCGTTCTTAAGCGCCACGCAATGCGTACCAATTTTGGATGACCGCACCCAGAAGGACAGCGTAAAGGTCTGCCCGATCAAATCGGTGATGCTGTACCCCTCTACCTTCTGCACGATATACGCAAAGTCACCGATGGCGACAGTGGGGTGCGCGGTCGTGCAGTTCCATAGCCCGGAGTATTTAGCCGCTACGGGCGGACCGGGGTTAGCAGTTTGTGTCTGAAGGTTAGCCACCAGCGCGGGTACGGTCGTGGCGGGCGCGACAAAATAGTACTGCCAGCGGTCGGCTATAAAGGATGCTGACGTTCCGGTAATCGCAACGCCGTTGTTGCGCTGGTCGATCATGAAACCGCCGTTGATGATGCGGTTGTTGTTCTGCGCCAACCCAGTGCCGACCGGGACATAGGAGTAATTGACGTACTGGAACCGCGTGCCGTCGTACTCAACCAGCACAATCTGGCCGGCTTGAATGTCGCCCGGCGACAGCGGGCTGGTGCCCTGCTTGGTGACCGACTTGGCACCCAGCGCCGGGCCGGTCGGCCCGCTGAGGTTCAGCGTCACCGTGGACGTAGTGTTGGTCGCCGCCGCCACAAACGAAAACATCTGCCCGGCGGCATAAGCCGTGAAGTTGGGCGAGGTCACCGTAGCGGTGATGGTGTCTGACCCCGACACGCTGGACAGAAACTGCGACGTGCCAAACGTCTCGGCGCTGCTGATGTTGTCCACCGTCCAGATTTCAACGTCGTCCGCTGTGGTCAGCTTCAGCTTGTACGCCGCCGATGCCAGCCACACGCTGGCCTCACCCCGCGAATCAAGGATGATGGGGTTGGTATTGGCAATCGTCCCGGCCTGCGTCGTGTACGTTGCCAGCGGGGTCGTCGTGCCCGCAGCGTAGCTGTACAGCTTCCCGCCCGACAGCGGCGCGCCTCCGGTGGAGAAAAACTGCATCTTCGGCAGCGGACTCAGAATCGCCATATTAGTTAGCCTGCAAGGTTATCCAGTTGGTGCCGTCGTTCTGTAGCATAGCAAATTTACCCGCCGTCGAGGCAAGAATGGCGGTGCCTGGTGTCGTGCTGCCCAGCGGCACCACGTTCGCCTCGGCTGATGTGACGGCATCGGCCGTGAGCGTACTGAGCAGCAGCACCCGCCCTGTCGCCGCCGGTGGTAGCGTGACCACGCAAGCAGCCTGAAACTGCACTGCCACGTCGGTGTCGTTGACCGAGTAGGTGGCCGCCGATACGGTAGCCGGCACCTGCCAGATGACCGCGTTGCTTCGGATGAACAGGTTGTAGAAGAACCGATACCACTGCCGCGACATCAGGCCCGTCGTGCCGTCTAGCACAGGGACGCGGGGTGCCGGGATGTTGGTGGTGTTAAGCATTGGTCGGGGACAGGATGAGTTCGGCGCCGGTGATGGCGACCTTGACTGGGTCGGTGCCAGACACCTCGTAGACCCGGTCTCGGATCTTCAGCGTCATCCCCAACCGCCGCCAGATGGCCCGCGTGCCAAACGCCCCCATAGCGCCCATTGAGGTCCAGTGTTCGTTCGACCAGGTGTGCCCGGCGTCGTCGGACCAGCGGAGCATTAACTGAGGGTTTGACCCCTGCCCGGTCACCAGCCCCGTGCCTGTTTCGCAGTCTAGTTGCAGTGAGTGGTGCGCCGTGCGCTTCAGCGTGTTCTGATCTGACGACAACGCCCGCCACGACCGCAACCACTTCTGCGGCGCGCCGTTGTCGGTGAACACGTCCAAATCAAAGGCGTACAGGTTGCCGTTGCTGCTGTCACCCACCACCACCTCGTTGTTATACCGCATCTGGCAGTTGGACTGATGCCGGTAGAACTGACCGTTATCAAACCTAGCACGTTCGTGCCAGCCACCGGTCGCCACATCGTACACCCACGTCGCGTTGCCCGTCGGGAACGTCAGCACATAAAACGAATGGCCGTCCTGCTGGTAGGTGTAGCCGATGGCATCCGAAATGTTGGCGTAGTTCTGGATGGCGTACTCAATCGCGTGCGTGCTGATGCGCTGGCCGGTGTAGCCGTTCGCCCGGTAAACCATGCCGCCGCCACGGGCGTCTGAGCCCAGCCAGAACAGCCCGTTGTCCATCTTGGCTACTGAGTACGGCGCCGCGCAGCCTAGCTCGTTGTAGGCGCCCTGAATGGGCGACAGCGGGAACTGCGCCTCTCCGGAGTCATACCAGACCTCAACCGAGTTGGTGCCAAACAGCCACGCCTCACGGTGGTCCACGATCAAAGCCACCAGCCCGTCGGTCGCACCCTCCGCGCTGGCAAACTCCCGCGGGTCAATCGACGTGCCGTCCAGCAGCGAGGTAATCCAGACGCGCTGTGAGTTAGGCTCGTTGAACACGAAGTAGCCGTCCAAGTAGCCGACCGTCACCGCGCCGGGGAAGTCGGGGTCGGAAATCTCAGCAAACGCATTTGTGCTGACGTTGTAGATGTAGCCGCGGGGGTTGCAGGCGATAAACAACTGCGTGCCGTTGTCGGCCATGCTGACCGGCCCGGTGCCGGACACCACGCCCAGCAGGGTGGCGCTCCATGCGGCGTCTACCCGGTAGAGGTTGTTGCCGGACACGACGTAGCCGTAGCTGCCGAACTGCCACAGCCCGCGCACAGGGCCGGAGCCGACCGAGGCCAGCAGGCGAAGGCCAGGGGCGCGGACAAGGAAGCCAGCGGACTTGGCACCCTCGGGGGTGGCTTCGGGGTAGAGGTTGACCATGCGGTTGTCCACCGCATTGATGCTCCGCGCCACATACGCCTGCCCAAGGATGGGGGTCTTCATGCTATACTCCTATTTTTGTTAATCTGGGGCAACGCATGGAAACGTGGAAACCAGTGCCAGAGTTTGAAGATTTGTATGAAGTCAGCGATTTTGGAAACGTCCGCCGAACTGCGAGAGGCAAACGATTGGACGGAGCTAAAGTGGCCGAAGCCAAGCGCATGTTTGCAGAAGGCGCCTTGCTTCGCAAAGTTGCTGATTTTTTGGGTGCCAGCGTGGCTACTGCCAGCAACATCAAACGAGGCATCGTATGGGTTGGCGACGCAGGGCATCGATTGCTGAACCCTCGGCCAATAAAAGGCTATCTTCATGTAGACCTTTGCCGCAACGGAAAAGCGGTTCGCCGTAGCGTGCATAGGCTGGTATGGGAAACTTTTGTTGAGCCTATCGGCGGACGACTTGAAATCAACCACAAAAATCTTGACCGCGCGGACAATCGCCTTGAGAACTTGGAAGTAGTCACGCATCAACAAAACGCACAGCACGCAATAGACGCCTACAAAAGCCAAGGGCTTTCGCGAGCCGTCAAAGGCGTAAAAGGTTTTATTGCTGGAAAGCATAGTCGTTACGATAATGATTAAACATGTTTAGTAATTGCCACTAAAGACGTTGAACCGCTGACGAGTCCCAACGATGCTGTACGGCAGGCTCATGATGTCGCCGGGGTTGTTGATGCGCTTCAGGTTCCGCTTGCTGGTCATCGCAATGCGTTTGACCGTCGGAGACGGCTCCACGCCGAACTCCGGCGCCAGTTCGCAGGCCAGATTGTACCGGAACGCCCGAAGGTAGCCGGGCGGAAAGGCCAGCGTAGTGACCAGCGTCGCCGGCTGGATAAGTTCTTCCACCGAGATGAAGTGCCACTCCAGCGCCCGTGTCGGCACGGGGTAGACGTACATCTCAATGTCGGGGTATGTCATGTTCAGCCAGATGATTTGCGGGTAGGTGCTGGTGACCGTCTTGACCGCAATGCCATCGTACTGCTGCTGGTTAATCATCTTGATGCCGAACGAAATGCCGGTGGTGGCATCACGGAAGTACGTTGAGTCATCAAGCTGGATGGGCCGGTTGCCGACGAAGTTGCCGGTAGGGCCTAGCGTGCGGCTAATTTGACCAGCAGGCCAAGTGAACACCTGGTCTTGCGTGGAGAAGATGCTGAGGCGCTCAGTGTTCCATGAGTCAATCATCTGATTCAGCGCGGTGAGCGCGTCAGATGCAGTCGCGGCTGACGGCACTTCGCCTTCAGCTAACTGACCAATCAGCCGCAAGGCCCCATTGATTTGTTCGCCTGCGGTTGACACTAATCAGCCTCCTAGCAGCGGGCGACAGCCCCTTGAATGCGTCGGCGCTTAGGCGCCAGTTCGTTCACCACCTGCTCAGGCCCACGCACCCATCCTTCAAGCGCATCAGCCTCCGCTTCCGCGTCGGAGATGGCTATCTTGGTGCCGTGTACCGGGTGGTAGAGCTTGATTACCATAAGGTCAGGGGGCGGTTGCCCGCCCCCATCCCCAACTGCATTAGCAGAGGCGGTACAGCGTCCAAGCACCGTCGCCGGTCTTGCGCGCGCGGAACGCAGCAGACGTAAGAGTCAAGGCAGTCGCCGTGCCCACAATCGTCCAGCCCGTGCCGGTAGCCACAGTGGCGGTAGAGCCGGCGGTGTTGACCAGATTGAAGTCAAACCCGCTGTCCGACTTGACGTTGATCAACGCCGTTTCCAACAGAGCCACCGTCGGCAGCGTCTGCGTGCCCGGCGTGCCGCTGGCGACAATCAGGCCGGTCAGCAACTGAGCCGCCGTCAGCGTACCAGCCGCAGAAACCGTGGCCGGCGCGCCCTGAAGGACCAAACGCACCTCATTGACGTTACCGTCAGTGGTCTGATACCCGTTTCCAGTAGTAGGAAATGCCATGATGTTTTCTCCTTAACCCCAGATGCGGCAGGCCATCGGCGCCCGGATGACTGAGTAGCCATACAGAACGTCTACGCGGCAAGGCATACGGTCGTTGTTGATGTCGTACTGACGGACGATACGCAGGCTGATGCCGTTATGCACCTGCCGGGAGGCCATGTCGACGCCCTGCGGAAGCAGAAGGTCGGCGGTAGCCAGCGTGATGGCGTCCTTGTGGTACAGCAAATTCTGCGGGTACTGGGTCGAGGCCGCACCAATGAAGGTGACCGCCGCGTTGTCCGCAGGGAACGAATCCACCGTTGCCAGCGCGTTGGTGCTGGTGTATATGGGCGGCGAAATCGCCACGTTCGTCCAAGCGCCCGAAGACGCAGTAGCCAGCGAGGTCACAGTAAACTGCTGAAGCGAGCCCGTGGACTGACGGGTCTGCGGGTTGACCGAGTAGACGTTCGCGATGGTGAACACGTCGCCAACAGCAATTGTGGCCGAAGCGGTGCCGCCATCAATGTTGATGGTGGACGCGCCCTGCGTGCTAACTGCTCCGTTCACCAGAATGGTGTCGGTCGTGGACCGCGAACCAGTGGTGTGCTGAACGATGGACTGAGACATGTTGATTTCGTCCAGACCCAGCACGCCTTCGCCCATCATGCCGTTCTTGAACTGGCGGCTGATGGTGCCGGTGGGGTTGAACAAGCCTTTCATGCCTTCGACCAGACCGGCGTTAGCCGCCGGGTTGACGGTAGCGTAACGCGGCAACATCGGCACGGCGTACTCGTTCAACTTCTGCTGACCCTGCAACAGCACCAGCGAGGTGGCCGGAGTAGTGCCGGGGGTGCCGACCGAGTTATAGATGCTCTTGTAGGCGTTCGCTACGTCGGCGTCCACGCTGGCGGCCAACTGGCTCATACGCGGCTTCAGCACGCGGTCAGCGAAGTCGTCAAGCTGCATGGTCAGTTCGGCCGAGGTGAAGTTGATGCCGATATGCTTCTGGCTGGCAACCGCGAGCGTAGTGTACTGCTCGTTGTCGTCCTGCACCTGAAGGGCGGCACCGTCGGTCACCAGCGCGCGGTCGGGCAGACGGATGCGGAGAGTGGAGCCAATTTTGGCGCCTTCGACAGCGAAGCTGTCATCGTACTGCCGGTTGCAGTTCCGGGTGATCACCAGATTGTTCTCGAGGATTTCGAGAGACTTCCGAGTGATCATATCAATCGTAATCAATGAGTTAGCCATGATGGGCTCCTGTTAGCGTTGTGCCTCCAGCTTCCGAATCTGCCGTTGCCGCTCTGCTTCAATCCACTGGCTGGTCGTCATGCTCTTGATAGAGCGCGGATCAGTCGTGTCCAAAACAGGTGCGCTCGCACTGCGCGGCTTGTTCGGCGAAATCGGTTCCGGGGCGTTGGACACCTTTTTCGTCATCGGCTCGGTGGTCAATTTGACCTCCAGCCGCCCAATTTCTTTGGCCTGCAAGAACGGCGACAACCGGGAAATGCGGTCGGCTTCCTTGGGGTTTATCCCCAGATAGTAGGCCAGATCCGGCCCAATATCGGATGCCTGAATCGTTTCCGCCATCACGTTCGTAATCGGAAGGTTCGGGTTGTACGCGACCTGTTCAAAGTCATCGTACTTCGCCCTGGCTTCTTCTTCACGGTCGTGATAGGCGTCAAGCAATTCCGCTTGTCTGGCGCTTTGCTCCCGCTGTTGGATCAGTTGTTCCGCCTTGCGGACGGCCAGCGCGTCGGCGTATGCCTCAACGCTTTCAAACTGATCTGCCGGTGGTAGCTCACCAACAGGCTTTACCACCTGCTGTTGCTGCTGCCTTTCCCACTTACGCTGCTCTCTCGCAAGCCGCTTGCTGACAATCGCGTCCAGTTCCTCCTGTGTGAAGGTCTTGGGCGCAGACTCAGCCTCAACTTCCGGCGCTGAAACATCGGGTTCAGGTGCTGCCGTCGCTACCTGTTCCGGCGCGGGTGTGTCCGCTAACAGTTCATCTGACATCTTTGGCTCCAAAAAGCCCCCGGTGAACCTCGCCGGTACGGTTGTTCGCAGTTATACGAGAAAAATCATCACGGGGCAACAAAGCCCTGTAAGTTGACGTAGACGGCGCCGGCGCCAGAAGCGGTCAGCGTCGCGACTTCCAGCAAGGTGTTGGCGGTGCTTTTCAGCGGCACGTTAAAATCAATGTTCAGGGTAGGCAAACCGCCGGTCGGAATCTTCGTCCGCCAGATGACCGTGCCCGCCGCACCATCGCGGATGACCAGTTCGGTCGCTGTGGTCAGGGCTTCCGACATCACCTGAATGTTGGTGATGTAGTTGCGAAGCGAAGCGCCAGCTGCCGCCTTGACCGTCACCGCCGTGGTGGTGTTCAGAATACCGCTTGCCGCCGCTGCGTAGGACCATCCAGCTTCCGGTGTGGTGAACGGCATCACGGCCTGCAAGCCGGCGCTGGTCATGGTCAATCGAACAGCATCGCCCGCCACGAACGTAATCGGCGGTGTGGCCGCTGTCCGAACTACGCCACCAGCAATAAGCGGGTTAGCTGTAGTTGAGGAATCTTCGGCGGATGCGCCGCCAGCCAAAATGTTGACTTGATTTAATAGAGTGGGTGTGGGAAGTAAATTCATTTGTAGTAACTCACGTTAAGAACGCTACCGCCGCCTACTTGAATAAACCGGATGCGAGTCAAATCGCCGTCGTACATCAAAATTGCACCGGGATCAAGCACCATACCAACGGTGGATGTGGGCGCCACACCATCGTCGCGCCACCGCACGGCGGTCGTTTGGCACTGAATCATCGCCACAGTTGGCGTGCTAACCATGCCTAAAGTGTCGCGCGTAGGAATGGTCAAACCCGTGCTAGATGCGGGCACCGAAAGTTGTTGAAACGAAAAAGTACTTGTGACGTCTTTAATCATGAGAGGAACCTCAACTTGTAAAGAGTTGACAGGTAAAGTTCAATAATCCCGTCAATCAGATTTTGCAACGGCGTGTCTTTGCGGTCGCAGACTTCGTACCGCATGGCCTCAATGGCCTCAACCTGATCCTGCAAGAACTCCACTACGTTGCTGGTCTTCTTGGCCGATTGTAGCGAGATAGGGCCAATCAGGCCATGTCTGCCCTGGTACGCTTCGGCGAACCCGTCCGCAAGCTCCACAATGCTTTCGTAGAACTCCTGCAACGCCTTGTGCTTGGCGTAGCTGCGGGTGTTTAGATGGACGCTATGCGTCACATCCCGCGCCAGAAAGAACAGCCCTACGAACTCGGCGCATTTCATTGCATTGGCTCCTGCTGCATCATTTCTGGTGGCATTTCGCCCATCATTTCCTGCGGCGGCATCTCGGGCATCCCGCCGCCCTGCGTCATCAGGTCGCCCGACTCCATCATGCCGTGGATGGTGCCCAACACGACGTCTTGCACTTGGTCTGGGGTCATGCCGGCCATCGTCGCCGAAATCCGCTTCGTCTCAGCCTCATAACGCTTGATGTTAAGTTCCTGCGCTTCCATCGACTGCGCCACACCCTGAAGCATCTGGTGCATCTGCTCCATTTCCTGACCCATCGCCTGCATCTGCTGTTCGGCCTGCATCAGCGCCGGCGTCTTCTCATCGTCTTCCAGCAGCTTAGGATCAATCGTCTTGGAGAACCGCTTCGCCATCTCCTGCGCGCCCGGCCAATCCATGTTCTTTATGAACAGGTCGCCAGCCACCGCCCACAACTGCGGGTTGCCTTGCAGAATCTGACTCATCGCGTCCATCGCTTCCTGACGCTTGGTCATGTAGCTCGGACCCGTAGTCACGCACACGTCGTAGCGGCCGACGCCGGGGTTGTAAATCTTCTCGATGACGTTGCCCATCTCGTCTTCAACCTTCCGCACCGGCATCGGCTGCGTGGGGTCAATCTTCGCCATCTTCGTGTCGCCGTCCATCCCGATAATCCGCGCGATGCGCTGCGTATCGTAGATTTTCGGAATCATATCCACGATCTGACGGGTGCAGTACCGAATAGCACGCGCCAGGTTGTCCACATAGTGGTACGTCCCCGTGTCGCCCTGCTTTTCCCGCGCCAGAATGGCCTTGCCCGACCGCTCGTTGCTGGTCGCGCCCAGACTTGAATCATACTGCCCAGTGGTCGATTTGATGTCGTCGGAGGCCCCGGCTTTGGCCTGCAACAGCCCAGACGACGCCATCGGGGGCTGCGCGCGTGCTGGCAGCGGCAAAACAGAGCCCTGACCGTCGGTTACGTCGGGATTGACCTCCAAATACGGCCAATTGGTCGTGTTTGCGGTCTTCCACTGGCTCTCATAGCCCTCAAACTGCCCGCCGTAGCCAATAAAGGGCGCTTTTGGCGCCAATGCGAGCATTTCGGCTTCCTGACTGACCCAGTAGTTGTACATCCGCTGGGCATCTTTGGCGTTTCGGACGATGCCGGACAGAAAAACCCGTCCATCGACCTCAAATTCGTTGCCGACGACCCGAATTACCGGGATCCACTTGCCCGCCCAGTCCCGTTCCTCCAGCACTTCAAAGCCGTTGATGCGGCACCACTTGATTTTGCGGCGGTTGACTTCGCGGCTTTTGATGGGCCGGTAGCCCATCGCCTTAATCTGGGCCATCTCCGGCGCGTCATCGTACAAAACGATGTTGCCGGGGAACATGTGCAGGGTGGCCGGCTCGTAGTCGGCGTAGAAGTATTCGGCGATGCGGACGGTGTCTTCGTTGATCCACTGACTCAGCGACTGGTCGCCCACGCCCTGCTGCTCAATGCTCGACAACGGCCTAGCGTCAGGATATTGACGCTCAAATTCTTCCTTCAGCAGGTCTTCCGTGATGAAGCACCACTCGGCGTCGGCGCCGCAGGGGTCTTGAATGGTCGGGTCCATGTAGACCGAGAAGGAATTGCGGATGCGCCCGATGCGGATGTCCTGATCAAACGACTCATCGTCGCAATACTCAGTCAGAATCCGCAGATACCCCTCACCATAGGTCACCTGGTTCTCGCACGCCGTGTCATACGCCACGTCAGCGTCGCTGATGTACTCAATATGACGGACCATCCCGTCAAATATCTCCGCAACCTCAACGTCCGCCTTGTCATCCGCCGGGATGACCTTCCCCGAGGGCCGGTTCTGGCGCTGGTCGTTGGTGACCTGCTTGATGTGCTGCGGCAGCTTGTTAATGGTCAGGCACGGCCGCGCATTGATGGTCTGCCCCTGAACCGACCCTCGGGTCGCCAATACGTCCGCCGGCCACTGCCACTGGTTGTCAGGGCTGCCGGCAGAAAACCGCAAGTCATCCAGCTCATCCTCACGCGACTCCGAATAGGCTGCTACCGCCATCGTCATGCGGTGGCGGGCCTGCGACAGCAGGTCGGACTTCTCCGTCCCGCCGTTCGCTACCGATAGGACGGCGTCTTTACTTCTTGGCGCCACGCTTCACCGCGTAGGCAATCGCCACCGCCTGTTTCGGAGGCTTGCCGGCCTTTACTTCAGCCTTCACGTTGGCCCGGAACGCCTCTTTGCTGCCCGATTTTTTGAGCGGCATCTTACTTTCCTTTCGGCTTGGCCGTCTTAGCCGACTGCTTGAACGCCTTGGCGGTCGGCGCTCCTTCGGCCCCAGGCTTACGCATCTTTTCGCCGCTGCCGGCCTTAATGCGGTCGCGTTTGGCGTTGATGTTCGCGTAGAGTCCAGCTTTGCTTGGCATGATAGTTACCGTTTGCCTTTTAGGTAAGCGTTTGCGTTTTCTGGTGTTTTTAACCCTAGCGCGTCAGGGTTTATTCCTGTGTCTCGCATGAAATACTCTTTCCACGCAGTGGGGTGGTCTTTTGACTTAAGCATTTGTCCGTTTGGGAGCGAAGACGGCCAATGGAATTTGTTTTTGTCATACGGGTCGCGCACGGGCACAATGCCAGCCCGCCAAGCGGCACGATAGTCGTAGTCTTTAGTGTTTAAGTCGGGTTCTTCCTTGTACTCGTTCACAAACTCTTTAAACCACGGTGTAGCTCTAATCCACTGCTGGAACTGCTGCTCTTCGTTTTGAGGCAAACGCGGCGCCATAACTTTTGCGCCCTGCGCGGCGATGTTTGGGTCGCCAATGTACGGGCGGCTAAAATCGGCTAAGGCGTTAGCCGCTGTGGGTGCAAGTGCATTTCTAGGCATTTAGCATTTCCACCTTTTAAGCGACGCCTTGGCGCGTTCGCCATCTTTGGCTTTGGCCGCCACCGCCCCCATCCGTGCGCAGAAGGACGCTTTGCGCCCTTTGTCCGCTTCCGTCTTCGGACTAGGCGCCGGCGCTTTCAGCTTGCTGCCGGTTTCGCGGTTGTACTTTTCCCGCCCTTTGGCCGTCAGTCCGGCGCCTTTGCTAGCCGGCAATTTCTCGCCTCGGCCTACGCTAAGCGATACCGACTTGCCCATTAGACGTTGTGAATCAGCGCGAAGTTAATGACCACCGCTTCCGCCAGCGCGCCGGCAGTGGTGTTACGCAGCGTAATGCCCGCAGAGCCTGCGCCAAGAGAATCAACCCACAGGTTGTACGAAGCCGCAGTAGCACCAGACGACACATTCAAAATCAACACATCGTTGGAACTGATGAGGTTGTTGTTCAGCGTGAACGACACATTGGTCGTCGCCGCCAGCGACGCCGCGTTCAGCGTGATGCGCCCCGCCGACTTGTTCAGGGTCACGGCAGTGGACTTGCTGGTCGCCTGCGTGACGGTGCCCTGCGCGGCGGCGGTGTAGCCCAGTTCGCGGTCGCTCAGAATGCGGTCGGAACCGATAATGTTCTGGTCTTCATACGCAACGCCAATCGGCTTCGTATTAACGCTCATTTCCTAAGCCCCCATCCAAGAGTTGATGACGCCGCCCGCGCCTTGCGTGACCATGCGTCGTGGTTTCTCAACATACTCCCGGTGCGCTACCGGAAAGGCAAACGTCACCGCCAATGCGTCCGCAGCGTCCGGCGATGCCAGCCCCCGCGCCTTCATGTCCTTTTTTGACTCCAACTGGATTACCCCAGATGAGGTCGGCTTGATCATAACACCCGTCAGGTCGGACTTGAACCTGCGGTCGTCCGGGATGCTAGCACCCCTTAGCCACTCTTTCATAGCCCCCCACAGTTCCGCCCGCTTGTTGGCGTACATCACCCCGTTCTTCGCCTTCCACCCGAAGTTTACGCCCCTCACCACCTTGTACCGCTGCTCGTGCAGCCGGTCCAATATGCCGTAGCCCAAGCCGCCCTCATCAATGACCGCCAACACCGGCTTGTACTCCTCGATTGCCTCAATCACCCGGCCCACCGTCGCCATCGTGTCCTCGCCGTGGTATCGCTTGATGGCCTTGATGTCCCGGCCCTGGCGCACCACGATGACCGTCGAGTCAGCCCCACCTCGCGCTGGGTCTATCCCCAGCACGACCGGCGCCGTCTCGTCCTTGTACGCAGGCCGGCGAATGGCGTCGTCCACCAGCCCCGGCGAGATGAACTGGTCGTCCCCTTCCGTCGGAAACTCCCCGTACACCTCAACCCGCGCCTGCGGCGAGTCCGGACCGTACTCCGCTATAATCTGCTCATACACCTGCTTGTCGGTGTCCTCCACCGTCCGCGCATCCACCTGCTTCGTCCGCCAGAAGTCACGCTTCGCGTTGAAGCACTCAAAAAAGTACCCCTGATTGCGCCGGGGGTTGCTGAACGCCATCCAGTACCTGTCCAAGATGTTCTCGGTGAAGAACCCCGCGCCGACCGACCAGATGCTGTCCGGTATGCCGCTGGCTTCGTCAAAGATCAGCATCATCCCGTCGTGGTTGTGCACGCCCGCGTAGGAGTCAGGGTTCTCCTCACTCCACAGCTTCCCTTCTGCGGCCCAATAGCGCGTGCCCTTCTTCAAGTCCCGCTCCACAATGTCGGTCAGCCACGTCGCCGGCACCAGCTTGGTCGCGCTCACCTCCCACCAGTGCGAGTTGATGAGCATCGCCGCCCACTTGCTCAACTCGCCCCAGGTCACCGACCGCAACTGCGCCTCGGAGTTAGCACTGACCACCACGCTGGACCCTATGCGCGTCGAGAGCATCCACAGAATGAGCCAGCTCACCAGCGCGGACTTGCCAATACCGCGCCCCGACGCCACGGCCTGCCGCAGCGTCTCCATGTTGGGCTGACCCCGGTTGCGCTTGATGTGGTCACTGATTTCGCGCAACGTGTCCCGCTGCCACTGCCGCGGTCCCTTGAAGCGGGCCAGCGGTGTGTTCGGCTGGCCCCACGGGAACGCGAACAGCACGAACGCCTCGGGGTCGTCCGCCAGCGCGGGCGACCATAGCCGGGTCATGAGCGTCTGTTCTTCGTCGGCGCTGTAGATGGGCTTTTGCACTAGCGCACGCCCAAATGACGTCTGGCTTCGTCCATAATGCTTTTTTGTTCCGGCGTAAAAATTTTGTTATTGAACTCATCCGGCCATTGATTAAACGTATACCCGCGAAACATTGCGGGGATGCCGGACATTCTAGCCCAAATATCAAAAGGTCTTGTCTCACCTTGGTTTGCAACATCGTATTCATAGCGTTTTTGCAAAAGTTTAGGGTCTAACGATTGTGCAAATTTAGAGTAGATATTAGCTAATTTGGTGTTGTAGCTGGGGTCGTTCGGGTCATTGCCTATGTGACCGGCCCAATCGGCTACGACATCGCGGGGGCTTACCGGTTTTTTGTTTGCCGGCAATTCTATGCCGCCCCTGTCAATCGGTAGATTGGATGGGCGGGGATAATCAGGCCCACCTGTTTCGCCGGCAGGCCAAGATTCCAATCCAGCGTTGGTCGGTATGCCTTGCCCTCGAAATGTGATGGGCGTGCTGTTTAACACCGGATTGCTGCGATACAGCCGGTATAGCAACGCTTCCGGCATCGTAAGGTTTTGCTGCGCCATTTCGGCTAGCTGGTTTACGGGCGTAGGTGCTAACGCATTACGAGATGGCATGTATGACCCTCGCTTCGCCGTTGATGACTCTGGCCTGCGCCTGCGCCAGGGCGTCGGTAATGGAGATCTGCTGCGCTACGTCAACCTGAACGTGCGTCTTCGCAACCCATCCGTGGACGTGCTTCAATATCTCCAGCGCCACCTTAGTGTCGCCGCCCAACGCCGCTGCGTGCAACACATTCGACAACGCAACCTCCGCGTCCGCACGACCCTTCGCTATCGCCAGCTCAACCAACGGGTCGGCCGACGACAACCGCCGGTACTCAGCCGGCAACATCCCAGCCGCTAACGCCAGCGAATCACCCTTCAAACCCTTGTGCGCCGCTGCGTACAACGCCTCCAAATGCGCCTCGGTTGCGCTGATGTCCCGAATGGTGAGCGGAAGACCTCGCATAAATGGCCTGTTGCTGTAGAACTGCTGGCAGTTCTACAGCAAATTTTTTTTGATGTCAACTATCAAGAAATGCTTGACGGTTGGGATTTTAAAAAAAATTTTGTGCGGCACCTACTGTAACTGTAGCCGCATCCGCAGGGCCCTGCCCGGAGGGGGTCTACGCTCACTGCCGCACGCTGCCAGCGGCCGGCCCTGCGCCCCCGCGCACCCCGCCACGCACACGGTGAGGCTCTGTGGCACGCGCTAGCGGGCAGGGTGCTACTAGGGTAGCACTAGGCGCCTGCGCGCCTTGTGCGCGGGCTGGCGGGCTGGCGGGCTGGCGGGCTGGCGGGCTGACGGGCTGACGGGCTGACGGGCTGACGGGCTGACGGGCTGACGGGCTGACGGGCTGACGGGCTGACGGGCTGACGGGCTGACGGGCTGACGGGCCGGCGGGCCG